TTTGTATTTATGAAAATTATGAAAAAGCCCTTATTTGATACCACAAAAATATCAATGGAAATAAAAGAAGCGATGAAAAAAATTGCTGACCAGTCAACAGATTACAATCAAACAAAGAAAATGACTGTAGAAGATGCCAAATCAACAGTGTCAGAAACTGAAAAGCTGAGGAAAGCATTAGTAGATGGAATACATAAAGTACTTCCCTCGCTCGCATCGTCAGTGACATCATGTTTATTAACTCATTCAGGAACGATTCAACACGCATATGATGTTGCTTTTGCAGCTAAACCGAGACCTCAACCAGTTTGGTTACATATGGCTGGATTGCCAGGAGAAGGAAAGACGATGATGACAGCAGCTATAATTCCATGGTTACGACTATTGTTAGGAGAACAACCAGACCAAGCAACTGATAGATTTGACCGAAAACAAGACAATGAATATTGGGAAGGTTATACCAAACAGTTTGCAGTAGTTGTGGATGACTGGATGCAAACCAAAGACATGGAGTGTAGAAGATTACAGGCATTGGAAATGATTTATGCCGTAAATTCAGCTCCTTTTCACTTACATATGGCAGCGGTAACAGAAAAAACAGGAAATTATTTTGATTCCAAATTTATAGTAACAACATCAAATTACGAAGGAAATAACTTGTTGCCGTTGGATTTAGGAATAACAGATTTTGGAGCTGTTTATCGAAGGATGTCAGTTAAAGTAATATTAGTTAGAGATAAAAACATTCCTGATAATCCTAATCCATATATAGATGCCAAAAATAAGTTTAAGTTTTATGAAATTTCAGATCAAGGAAAGAAAATGCAAACTTATTATACAATTGATACATTGTTGGCAAAATTAGTACAAATGAATGTGAAAAACTTTGCCGATTATCAACGATCAAATAATGTAACAAATGAGGACATCTTAAAACAAATGAAGGAAGAAGTTCAGCAGATTTTAATAACGCCAGAAGCTAAGCCGAATGTTGAACAAACTACATTGTTGCAAACATCCACAACTTTCCAAACGACAGATGTGATACGAACCACTCAAACAACACCCACATTTTCCCATTCAGCTCCTTGGGTTGGAAAATTGGAAAGTATAGGAAGTGATAATACGTTAGTACCTATGGAATGTGAAAGGACTGTAACAGTAGAGGACAAACTAAGAGCTGATAGATACATTCGATCTCAAGAAAGAAAAGAATTAATTAAAAATTTTGGTCCCCCACAACTTCCTATTAAAACATGGAATGTGAAAGACTCAAATTCTTCACGAGTTAGTGGTCAAACAACAATGGTTGATTCAGAATCCGATGATGATACCCCAATACCCCATTATGATAGTTCTGACATGGAAGATTCAGAAGAAGGTTTCTTTTCAGCAGAAGAATACGATAGTGATATGGAAGGAACATTACATGGAGAAGCCTCAACTCAACCGAGTGTAGACAAATTAGATAAGGCATTGAAGAAGTTAGAAGAAAAAGATATGGTCGAAAAACATGCTTTGGAAGCAGAATTAAGACTACAACAAATGCTTTCAAAAGAACATAAAACGTCTGAAGCAGATATTGGTGGAGGAACAGGAATATTAGAGTTGGAACAGGACTCTGTGTCTGAAGAACCAATAGACGAATTTGAGCAAGCAATTTTAGACGCTAAGGAAGTTCCAGATGATCCTTCTGAAGAAGTAGAACAAATGGATTTTTCAGTGGATGAAGAAATCTTATCACGAGGGGCTTCAAAAATGTTCAATGCTGAGATAATAGCATCAAATTATCAAACTGGGAGTTATAAAGAAAATGCAAAAAAAATTTTAAATAGCCCTATATCATGGATAAATAGTAATAACTTACTTCAGAGACCCACTCCTGAAGTAGTAGAATTTTTAAATGAAGCAGTATCAGAGCGAGATATCAACATACATGGAAAAACGAGAACTCCATTTCTGTCTAATTTTAAAAATGTTTTTACAGATTCTTTAATTGTTAACGATTGTGATGGACTTCATGAATTATTAAATGCAAAATACAAAAATCCAATAGGAATGAAAGAAGTTAGCGATTACTGTAAGAAGATTAATTCTAATATAGTCATAGAAATGATGATGTATTATGAAATGCGTCTTAGAGGATATTATTGTCCCACCCCAAATGAGAATTTCTTGAATTATTTTGCACTCAAATATGATATCCGAGCGAAACGTCAAGCAGGAGTATTTGGTTACCGCTTTCGTATGTTTTGCGCAGAAGAACCATACGTACTAAAGGAAACGCTGGCATACAAGTGGGAAGACCAAGTTCTAAATCAGTGGACCCATCCATCTGTAAAAGCAGTTCAATTTGGAGATGTAAAATCAATGATGGAATTAACCTGGAAGCGAGAATCACTGACTTCATGGGAACCATTCCTCTCACGAGTATTCAAACACGTTTTTCCTGGAGGGGTTCCAGACTTTACAGGAGAATCAAATGATACATATTATTTGTTGAGTCAACGAGCATGGAATATAATAAAAGTTGTAGGAGTAGCATCATTAGTAATTTCAATATTAGCAGTAGCAGCATCAATGCTTTTATCATATTTCAATGCAGATAAAGAAATCATGGGAGAATCTTTCGATAAAAACACAGAGAAAAGAGCCAATAAGAAATTAAGAAAGAAACCAAAACATGTTCATATTGGGCAAAAGAAAATGAATCCCCCGTCAAAGATCCCAGTCAGAACTACTGCGGACTTGTTACCACACGGACAAGCTAGTACAGTTAGCCAATTCGGGTGGTCTTGTTTTAAGGCAACAGAATACTTAACTTTTGTAACAAAAGAAATGACAGTAAATTCATTCGGTTTTTTCATAGGAGGACACACTTTTGTAACATCTCGACATCAGTTTAGAGTTTATACCATTCAATCGATAGTTGTTCATTCCTGTTTAATAGAAGGACATGGAGAGGTAACAGTGCCCATTAAAGACTGTACCATCAGATATCCTGACGATGATAGAGACATTGCTTTTGTAACAATAAAATCAGATTATCTTCCGATGTATAAAAATTTAACAAAACATTTAAATACGAAGCAGTGGTTTCAAGAACAGAGAGAAATTGAATTAATTAATAGAATCACTTTCACAGAAGGAGGAGAACAATTAATATTGCAGGCTCCATCAGCGCAACATTATGTCGGAGGGGCAGATAGTGTATCAAATATTTCATATGCTGGGAAACAATGTCCTTCATCACAGCTTTATTTAGTGAGACACATGCAAGGAGGATCTGGAGAATGTGGGACTCCGTATTTTTCATCAAAATCCACATATGATCATGCACTGTTGGGTATACACACAGCAGGAGGACCTATGGGAGCTTATTTCACTCCTATTTATAAAGAAGATGTGTTAATAGAAGGTCAAGCAGGGTCGGAATTGAGAAAAGAAGCAATTTATATGTCACCCCAAGTAGAAGACATTGAATTAAAACCAACTAGAAAAATAGAATACGAGGGACTAAGGACTGAAGCAGAAATACATTATAAAGGAAAATTATTAACAGGATTTGAATCCGATAAGACTCAGCTTAAGCCCACGATTGTTAAAGAAGGTTTTGTATTTAAAGGACAAGAAGTCAAAGCCTTTTTTCAAGTCGATAAAGAACCAGCAAAATTACGACCTTATCGAAAATCAGATGGAACAATGGTTGTTCCTTTGAACAACGCTTTAACTCGACTTAAAGGAAGAAATGCTCCAGAACCACCTCCCAATTTAGGCAAATCCAAGCATTTTGATGGTATTTTCCATTCTACATTTAATTATGAAAAAATAAGAGAAATATCAATGGATGAAGCAATAAATGGAGTGAAAGGATCAGATTTCATAGGACCAATAGATTTGTCTACTTCCTCATCAGTCGGAAATTCTGAATTTTCTTACACATCACATGATTTATTTGATCAGAAGGAAATATCACCCAGCAAATTCCACATAACACCAACGAAGCGATTTATGCAATTGTTTAATTTTAGAAAAGCAAAATATTTTGATAAAAACAAAGTGCCTCCGTTTTTGTGTCATGGAACGAAAAAAGATGAATTAAAACCAAAAGCTAAGGTAGATAAACCTCGAGTATTTTGTAATGGTTCAAAAGTGAGCTTAGTAGAAGCACGAATATACTTTGCCACTTTCTTTGAACAGGTTATTTCTCACGCAGGAGGGGGAGACGTATACGTAGGAATTAACCCGCACAGTTATGATTGGGCACGGCTGTACAAAAAATTATCTAGTAAATCCCATAAAAAATTAATAGCAGATGACATTGAAGCATGGGACTTTAACATGCGATTGATATTTATTACATATTTTGAAGAAGAATTAAGAAAGAAGAAAATCCCAGAAGATTTAATTCAGAAGATGATGTTAGTATTGCGATCCACATTGACACCCTACATTATTATAAGAGGAAAAATTTATAGGTATCAAGGAATGCCTTCTGGATCTTATCTAACAGCCATGGTTAATTCAATGTACAATTCTTGGATGAATAGAGTATTGTGGGATCTCAAACATCCTGACAAACAATTCAATGAGTTTGTAGCTCAAGCTTGTTTTGGAGACGACTTGGCTCAATCAGTATCAGATCTCCTAAATGATGAAGAATGGAATGGCCAAATATTAGCAGAATTAAGAAAAAAATATTTTGGAATAAATACAACTTCCATTTTTAAAGATGGAAGGCCAGTTCCTAAGTTCATGGAACTGTCAGTAAACGAATGGAGTGACGGAGTAACTCAATTTTTAAAACGACAATTTTGTATGAAACATGGACTCATAACTCCAATATTAGATTTAGAATCCATTCACGGAATGGTTTCTTGGGTTCGTCCCGATAAGAACCGAAGCTTAGATATGTGCACCAAAGAGAACATAGAAACAGCCCTTAGAGAACTATCATATCATGGTAAAGAAACATTTGATAAGTATTATGATTATTTTGAAAAAATTTACCAGTACAAAGAATGGGGACCAATACCCATTTCATTTGAAACAGAAATGTATAGATTTTTGTCCGCATAAAGAGGACGGTCCGGGAGGACTTTAAACATCCACCCCTTGGCCCTAGGGCTAATGAGCGCGTGATAACTTATTCCATCGAATCGTTTAATTCTTTTTCTTATAGATGGGAAATTGCTGTGCTCTGGAGAATTCAAGAAACACCGATCTGCTGATTGTTCATTAGGCAGTGACTGGTGAGACATGGACAGCCGAACCAATGAAAGTAAATATAAAATTATCTGACCATATAAATGCGTCCGACGGTACTGGACACACCGAAGTGTCCCAAACTAGTGAGAAACAGCTGCAAGATGAAGTCAAAACTAGTTTAGTCGATCAAGATAAGGGATTGACGTGTGATAAGGATGTTGCATTAACCACTGTAGAGTATTGCAAACAACCTTTTCATTTTAAAGCAGCGAACCCCTTTCCTTGGCAAACACCAGTAGAAATCCTTGAGAGACAGTATAAGATAGCTGACGTCTCAATAAGTCCGGCGTGGACTGGAACTACTTTACAATTTCCTAATATTTTGTTTGCCCAGCCAACTATTCAGAAAGCCTTGAGTAGTTTTTATTATTTTAGGTCAGACTTAGAAATTAGTATCAAAATAAATTCTACAGTCTATCATCAAGGAATGGCAATTGCAGCATTCCTTCATGACGTACAAACTGCAACGACAGCAACTTCAGTTACCACGATTGAGTTGTCTGCATTAGATCCAATGCTATTGAATTATTCTACTTCAGATACCGTTACGATGGGAATCGGGTGGTTACAACCTAACTTGTTCATGAGAATAGGAGGTATCACTTTAACGACAGTAGATAACTACTTAGGCCGTTTATATTTATATCCATTAGTGCCAGTAGATAATACAGCAGGTGGATCAACCACTATTTCAGCAACAATTTATGCAAGATTCATATCACCAAAAGTTGCTGGATTTATTAATCAACCAACAGGACAGGCCTCTGGCGGAGGAGGCCGTTTCAAAGTTTCTCAGGAACAAAAAGAGAAATCAGAAACTGGATTACCTGTTTCATCGTCTCATGAAACAGGAATCGCACCTTTGTTTAAAGCAATACCTCTAATAGGAGATACAGTAGCATCAGCTTTAGACATGATCAAAAACGTGTCCCAATTGCTTGATAAACCACTTAATTTGGCACAACCAACACGTATGCAATATGATTTAGGATCAGATTGGTGTAATGGCACGGGAGTCACATTTGGAAACCGAATTTCGTTATATCCTAACACTAAATTAGCGAGATTTGCGGTATCACCAATGTGCCATACATCAGATATGACTGTAACACAATTAGCAATGATTCCAATGCTGCATTCTATCAATAGATTATCAGCAACAGCAGGACAGTCATCATTTGATTTGTTTGCACATCCTACTTCAATCGGAATTTCAAACAAATTCACAGCACCATTTCCTTATTTTCAACCGGATTTTCTACATCTAGTATCATCAGTACACACGTACTGGAGAGGAGGATTTAAATTTTTTATTTATTTCGTCACAAACTCTTTTACGACAGCACGGATTAGAATTTCATACATAATTGACTATTTAGATGAAGATTTAGGAGGGGGAGGCGATTTTCCAAGTCAGATAGTGGAGGTTAAGGGATCAACAATAGTAAAATTTACAGTTCCATTTTTATGGAATAATCCCTATAGACCACTAGTTCCAATAGGAACAACAGCAGGCAATGGATTCAACCTATCACCGAAGATAACCATAGCGTTATTAACGTTGCCGACAACAGGACAAGGAAATGATCCTTACATAACAGCAGTCACATTCAGAGCAGCTGCAGAAGACTTCCAAGTCGCAGGACTGCAAACACAACAAATGGACCCAGAATTATGGACAAATGTCGTGGGACAATGTTCATTACAAAAAGAGTTCAAGTTTAAGTTTGATCCAATCTGTTGTGATTGCTCAATGTCAACAGAAAGTGGTTACACAATGACAGAGACAACCGGTAAAATCTCCGATGTAGAAAAAAGATTTATGGGATCAGTAGTATTAGCGATGAATCAACTGACTCCAGTAGATGGTTTGTTCCAAGAAAACACGATGACCGTAGGCCCAGGAGCCGGATCAATCTACGAACCATACTATGCCCCAGGGTACATGCTGAGGCAAGTTTTTAAGTACCAAAGAGGATCTATGCGCTTTAGATTCCTCCAGAGTCAATCGACAACACTGTCCGACACGGATCCAGTGTATATAAGTCCAGCCCCAAGAGGGACTTATGATAAAAATGCAGGGCTAAGCGTCTGGATAAGATCAGAGAATCCAGTAAGTACGATCGAAAGTCCGTGGTTATCCACAGTACCATATTTAGCTACGGACCAAAATATTAGCATAAGAAATACTCAAAATATGCTAACGAATATAGCGTACGAATCTCCTTCAGGTATTTTTGCACAATACCAGGCATGGGGTGAAGATAGGGTACATTCCTATCTCATACCACCCATGAAGATTGAGTATGTGGCGAGTAAAGTAAAAAGTTCAAACTCCACAGCTCAAGTGCAAAAACCGAACACGTTACGAACTTTAACGAAAAGGGATTTCTCATGAGTTAGCCCGTTCAAAAACTC